TGATAATTGCTTTCACTCGCATATCACTTACTTCTTTTTCATAGTGAGTAAGTATATTGTTTAATACTTCTAATGCTGTGAATGGATTATTGACATCGGGTACAACATCACGAATCATAATTAATACATTCCCTCCCGAATCAAGTACTTGATTAAATAGCCATTGATGTCCTTCGTGAAGTGGTTGCCATCTACCAATGAATACAGAATATTGTTTATCGTTACTTGAAGTCTTTCTATCTGCCTTTACTAAATAGGTTTTCATACCATTGTTTTTCTGTGATGTATATATTGTTTAATCAAATCGTAGGATTGTTCCACAGAATCTGTGGTTGTATCTATGTCGCAGTATTTATCTTTCGGTTGGATATATGCCAATGCTTTGTTCTTATCCCTCATTTTTGGAACTGAACTATGAATATAGAACTCAACAAGGTAATTTCCTATTACACTTTTGAATTCTTCTCGTTGGTCAATGTATGGAGATATCAAAGAAACAACAACTTGCTTTCCTTGATTATGTAAATAGTGTGCTAATCTTTGTGCCGTATTAACATTCTGTACTCTTCCGTTGATACTATAATCAACATTTGTGAACAATGCTCGTAAGTCATCGCCATCAATATGAAATACATTCAATGCTCCGTATTCCTTTTCTAAATCTACAATCAATCTTTTTGCTAATGTAGTCTTTCCGTGTTCGGGCTGACCAGTAAACCAATATATCATATCTTAAATTTTATTTACAAATGCTTTGAGTGGATAGAATATCAATGAATTACGATATCCTCCTTCATACGTTGGAATGATTGGCGTAACTCCGTGAACATTCTTCCAAGCTGGATATACTAAAATTGAATTATCAGCTTGACCAAAGGTAGCATCATAATCGGGAACATTCAAATCACCTCCTTTGGAATTTAATCTTTTACATATTATCACATTCACAGCTCCAACGATATTTCCCGTATCTCTGTGGTATGGTGCTGATATATTGTAGTTTGAAATTGAACTCGTGAATAGATTACCGAATTTCCACTTGTCATCTACTTCTTTGAACAATTCTGTTTGCTGTTCCCATTGATTAGGCATTATATCTTTTATCAATAGTTCGCTTTCTTTTGCTAATGTTAGCATTGCTTTGATAAAAGTTTCAGCTGATTTCTTTTGATGAACAGATGATATCGTTCCGTAGTATCTCATAAATTGTGGTTTCGGCGGAACACTCCCGAGGATCACAGACATTTGACTTGTACCAATCTTTCTTGCTTCGGCTCGTGTCATTCCCGGATTATCAATTTGTGCTTTCAATACATCACTCCTATCTAATTTTGTTTTCGGTACATTCTTACTTCTGAATTCATTGTTCGCCAGGTCAGCAAGTTTACACATCTTGTCGGGCATCTTGCTTAAATAAAATCCTATCGGTAAATCGTTATCATATAAAATACAATCTTCAGTTACATTCGCTTCTTTATACGGACACTCACTACCAATCTTTGTTTTATGTTCAACCTTAATCAAATCAATTCTTTTCATATAATCAGTTATTAGTAATTGAATCTAATAAAATCTTCTTTGTAATGTTCATATGCTTTCTTTCTTGTTTCGGGAGTCCACAATTCAAGTTTATCGCTTACATTCTTTGGAGCTACCATTTTCAAAAACAAATCTCCTTCCATATGATGCCAATCAATTCCTTTCGGTAGCATATCTGATTGTAACATATAATGCCTTTCCTTATTTTCAATATTGATTATAGCATCCAAGAATTCTTCAAACGGCATAAAGGAATAGAATAGTTTTTCATCGGGGAATACTTTCCTATCAACATTATCTGTATAAATCTTTTGGCTGTATAAACTCATAACTCTATCATACGGATTTCTAACATATGCCCAATTATAGTATTCGGGTATTACTTCTTCTGTGAATTCAAAGCCGATATCAACTCCGTGAATATCCATTTCATTATTATTTCTTATAGGAACTTGTAATCCTAAATAAGCAGCGAAGTTCCATTTCAATGCCGTACAGCAAGTTTTAGGTAAATACCAATATACCATTTTCAATTCCCTTAATACAATTCCTCTCAGTTTCATTTTTTTAATTTTAGTTTGATTTCAAAGAACTCTTTATTTTTTTTAGTATTGTTCACGATACAATGATTAGGATATTTATTCAATAAATACATTCCACTTGACATCACTCTTTGTTTCGTTCTTGTAACTTGCATTCCTCCACGCATCTTGTAGTAGTTAGTATCTATTGATATGTTGTTGAATCTAATCACACTTCCAAACTTTATGAAATACAATATGCTTCTTTCATAATCTCCTTTGTCATCTATCGTTTGATTAAGGAATTGGTCTTTGTCTATGACTTGACCGAAGCACGCTCCAACGATATATCTTAAATCTCCCGTCGGTTTCTTTCCAAACATAAACAATCCATTCTTAACAGCTGATACTCCCCATAACTTTGTGCCTATCTTATCGCATAATTCAAATCCTTTGATTATCAAAGTATGTAAATCAATGACCAGTTCTAACTTCTTCACTGATACGGCTGTATAGATACCGGCAATATCATCATCCAAGCTAAATATCTTTTCCCCTTCTTGAAAATAATGCCGAATGAAGTTTCTTTGATTTCTAATTCCTTCAACTCCAATAACTATATTATTCAATCCTAATCCACTATACGCAATTCTTTCTTGTTCATTCGCTACGAATAGATATACGTTATCAAGATTGACATTTGTCTTTCTTAAATACTTCAATGTCTTTTCTTGAAGGACATCAACTCTTTTGAAACTCGGAATAACTATTTTATACATTCAGTTCTTTTTCTTGTTTCAATTTATCAATCAAATACTTGCCTATGTATAATTCCTTTTCCCTCCAATACTTGATGACTTCTTGTGCTTCTTCAAAGTCAGCAATATCAAATTCAATCTGTATTGCTTTCTTAACTCCGTTTGACATATTTGATATCTCTTGACTAATATCTGTTTCATCAAGAATACCATAATCAACTTCTGTTGGTTGCTTCCAAACATCTAATCCCCAATTATTCAAATCAACTTCATCCCATTCATTCCCTAATGAATCCCAATCCCACTCACCGAATGAAAGATTATCTTTGATTACAAACTCTTTCAGTTCTTGTTCTGTAAATTCTTTTGCTTGTTTCACCCACTCATTCGGGAATTCTGTATATCCTAATTCTTGTAATGCTTTGAATCGCATATTCCCTCCAACGATTACCCACTCATCATCAACAATGATTGGCCTCAACTCCATCATCTTTGGAAATTCCTTTAGACTATTTACAAGTTTCTTGAACTGATGATCCTTAATGATTCTTGGATTATTAGGATTCGCTTTGACCTTCGTTACTTTTATCATCTTCATTATTGTTTTGTTTATCAATTAAGTGAGCCCATATCAAAGATATGAGTACCACAACTCCATACATTACAAAATATGGAATCCAAGGATATTCATTTAAAAATTTCATACTATTTTTTTATACCATAAAAATATAAATCGTGCATTGTATTATGAACTTCTTTCAATTCATAATCACTAAATTGTTTTTCTAAATCAAATACGCTTTCTATATCAGCTATCGTTAAATTTGAATAGTAATAATTTGTGAATGGAGAACATTCGGGATTAGCATTTGTTATTCCGTGTTGCTCTCTACCAGTTGTTGCGCAAGTAAATAATAAGATTCCTCCTTTCTTTAATAACTTATAAGCATTCTTTAAAGTTTCTTTATAATAGAAATCGTGTTCAAGGCATTCTGTTGATATGACTACATCAAATTTATTTTTTGATATGTATTCGTGACCATAAGATACAACATCAACATTTTTACCTTCCCCTAAATCAATACCGATATATGAATAATCAGTGAATAGATATCTATTGTTTCCATTGATATCCAAACTTCCAATATCTAATACTTTACAATCCTTAAACTTATCAGGGAATTTTTCTTTAACTGATATACAATAATCTTGTTGTTCTTTGTGTGCCATTCTATATTATTTTGAGTGTGTGAATACCTTTGAGCAAATCAATATGTTCTTTCTTATCTCCATAATCAATATGGCATTTCCTACAGACAGCCATCAAGTTTTCAATCTTGTCTTTATTTTTTGAACTTCCCATTCCTCGGCAATCAATATGATGTATATCAACTGCTCTTTCGCCACATACCTCACAAGGTATGAAGCTATCTATTCCATAGCCAAAGAAATCAAAGTATATTTTTGTGTGCTTCTTCATAAAATTTGTATACGGTGACTAACATATCGGCAACGCAAGAAGCACAATGTGAATTGAATTCATATTGTGGATGATAGAATTTATATGCGTTTACAATATCATTCTTGATATGTGGAAATAAATTAACTATCTCACCGCATACCATATACCTATCATAGATTTCCTTATGCTGTGATAAGATTTTCATATGCGGTTCTTCTATCGGCATTGATTTTCCAATAGTCATAGTTTTGTTTTGCCCATTCGTAGAGTTTTTCGCCATAATCTTTTCTTGCGTTTTCGTTTAATACTAAATACTTCATATTGTCAAACCAATCACTTTGTTTATTTACAAAAAATACGGGAGCATCTGTGTCTAATGAATATGGTTGAACATTTGATACAATGACCGGCACTTTCTTACAAGCTGATTCTAATATTTTTAAATTAGATTTACAAGAATGCCATAATCCATCCTCTAAAGGTATAACACAAATATCAGCGTATTCATACATTTCCATATACTCATCAGGCATCAATCCTTTCAATTTAAAGTTTTCTAATGTTCCTCCGCAAGTAAATGAACTGAACATTCTATCCCATACTGATTTTGAATATGAATCACTATCATTGTATCCTCCTATCACCATTCTAACTTTATCTCTTATTGTATGTAATCTTTTCATTGGATTCTTAAGGATATTCAAATCGGGTTCGTGTGTAACACTACCGCACCAAAATATTCTCACTCTGTCATCGTGTATTTTATCTGGGAGGAATTGATGCTCGCCATAAGGAAGAGCATTCTTGTGGATGTGTACGTTGGAGTTGAATAATGATATTTTATCAGCGAGTCGCTGACCTGTGCAAGTAACCATATCTGCATCTCGTAAATTTTGTTCAATGATTGGTTTAATTGTTTCATAGCCGTGATACATAATGTGATTCGGGGGTAATTCCCAATCATCATCAATATCCATTACAACTTTACAATTCCATTTCTTTCGTGCTTCATCTATAGTTATACCAAAGTTTTGAATTGTCCTATTGAATAACACAATATCAAATTGCTTATCATCTATTTCTTCAGACACCACATTCGTTACATAGGCATTGATGTTATCCATATATGCCAATGGAATAATAACTCTATGATATCCGCATCCCGAAACTCTGCTTGTCAAACCTAATATGTTCATCTAAAAAATTTTGCTTTTGTATTTCAAGTATTCTAAAATATAATACACTAATACAGACAGACAGCCAGTGCTGAAAGTAATTAAAATGAAAGTTGTGATTTGTGTAGGTAGGAAGAATAGGATCGCTGAAATCCAAACTGAAAGACAAGGAACGCAATCAAATGGTTTGATTCTTTTATGGAATTCCATTTTGAATCCTTTCTTAATTGCTTTCGGTATTCCGGCAATGTGAACGAAGTAATATGAGAATACTATTGAAGCAATTATAATATGCATAATTCTAATCGTTTCTCAAATGTAAGGGAATTTTATTAGACAAATTATTTTTTGATTGATTTTTTCAATTCTTCTTTTACACTTTTCACAACTTGAAAAATATGTAATCGTGGAACTCCAAAGTATTCAGCTACTTTCTGGCAACTTTCTAATTCAACATATTTCATAAATATCATTGCTTCGTGTGCCTCTCCTGCTGATTTACTTAATTTCTTATTCAATATATCTTTCGCTGATTGGGAATAATGGTCGGGTATTTCTTGACCGAGTGTAGATTGTATGTATTCTATTGCTTTATTAATATCATTTCGCTTGTATGTTTTATAGAAGTGTCCATTCTGTAGGGTGCCCATCTTCCATAAGATTGATATTGAAAAGTTTAATAGTTTACCTTCTGAATGGATTTTTTTTAATTTGTGGCAATCATAAAGGAGTAATGCGATTGCTAATTCTTGAAGTAAATCTGATTGGAGTTCAATCGGCTTGATTGACTTTAATATAGCGAGTAGTTTAGGATTGGTATATACTTCAGTGATTATATCATTACATTCGGACATCTAATTGCAATATATTTATTATATCTTGAAACGAATATACGATACAAATCTGTCCGTTCCATTTTTTATGGAATGTAATTTCATCTTCAGTCAATTTAGTTTGACTCTTTGGCTTGTCTCCATCTTTAATTTCTATTAGATAATTGATTCCTTTATACCCAATGACTATATCGGGGAATCCTTTTCCTATTGTATGAGTAGAGAATACAGATAGCTGTGGAATCTTCCGACAGCTATCTATTATCCTCTTATGATTAGCATCTGTTTTTCTTATCATATATCTTCAAAGATAGACATTTCTTCATCAGTCAATCTGCCTGTCAAATCAATTTCATTACCATTGACATTCAATATGACTCTGTGAATTTCTAACTTTCCAATATTCTTATCTTCAAAATAATGATATCCGTGGCATTCTTCTCTACGGGTATCAGTTGTTCCGTATTCAGTGCCTGATATTATAACTGATGCTTCTAACTTATCATTGTAATCAACTTCGTATCTTTTCATTTTATTTTATTTTTCGCATTTATACATTTGTTCATAATAATCGTGACCAGTTCTATCGGTTATGAATTTACCGGTATTGTGTGCTTCAAGTATTTGCCTTCTTTCTAATTCAATACCTAAAGTTTCAATCAATACAATGGCATCTTGTAATGACATATTTGTTTCTAATCCTTTCTGTAAGGTTTCTAATAGAATCATTAATGTTGTTTTCATATTAATGTTTTTTGTGTGAATAATTTATTAAAGTAATCTTCGTAATCTTCAAATTCAAACATTTCATCTCGCTGATGATTATGGTAATTCATTTCACCCGCATCAAAAGAAGATTTCATATTCTGTTTTTCCATCGGAAGATAATGGTCTTTGATTGCTTCCATTAATGTTTCAACAACTAATTCCACTTCATCAGTCATTTCAACTGCTTCATTTATTGTAACCAACTTATTATACAGCACGGTCATCGCTGTTCTTTTCTTGTCGTACATTTGATTTTGATTTTGATTTGATTAAAGTTTATTTTGTCTAACTGCTTTACGAACATCTTCAAGTGTATGGAATTGAACTAATGAAGCAACATCATTCACTGATAATGTTGTATCACAACTTTCGCCAGTCTCGTCGATATATCCCATCACTAATCCATTACCCGCAATCGGTTGATATCCTCCTATGATACTAAAGAATTTTGTTTGACTATTCAATTTCAATAATCCTTCTTCATCGACATAGATAGTATCGAATCTACCAATGTCAATACATTCAAAAGTATTACATCTGATAGCTGAATAGATATCTTGTAATTCTTCGCCGATTGTTACTTCTGTAATTGTTTCAGCGTAGGCATCAATTAAAATACATTTTTTCATTTTGATTTTGTTTTATGGTTTAGAAATCTGATAAATTTAATTCATCCGCATAACTACAACGGATTCTAAAGTAATCTTTGTAATGAGGGTACTCAAGCATAAACATACGTGAATAGAATGAAGCATAATCGTTACCGATTTTGAACTTATCGTTCTTCGCTACCACTCCCGTTTCCCATCGTATCTTTTCAATAATCATTTGACTACCGAAATGCTTGTAACCACTTTGAATTGCTTCAATCGTATACTTCTTGAACATATGATATATCATTGGATTTTCTTTGTGATACTGAATGAATCGTTTGTACAATGATGACTTAACATCAAATAGATTTTGTTGCATTTTTTTTATCTGTTTTGATTTGATTAATGACTGCTAATCTAATGAAGATAGAATGTAATTCAGCTTCCTCACTTGAAGTGATATTAACGAAATTATCTTTCACTCTTTTTTGATACGCTGTGAATTCTTTCCTCGCATCTTTATTAAGTGGATTACTATACACAATAGATTGCAGATTGTTTAATTTAATGTTGATAGCTTTTCTATACATAATTACCTTATCAGAATCAGACAGATTAATATATCCAAGTTCACACATCCAACTATAGATATATGAAGGAATGATAACCTTGTCTAATGAATCGTATGAATATAATTCTTTGATGTCAGCTAACTTTTCTTCCTTTGATATTATAGTGCCCGATAAGGGTAGTTCCTTATGCTTTCGTGGTTCATTTGCAACCACTACACGAACATATCTTTTGTAAGCCAACATAATCCTAACAAAGTATTCCACGCTGAATTGGTCATAACATTTTATATCATCTATATCAAGCTGATTTTTAATAGCCATATCAAAGGCAAGGTAGATATCATCTAATGTATAGTTTGGAAAGTTCTTCCTAATATAAGCGAACAGAAATCTATCTTCATCTTCAGTTGGAAAGTGATGCGGTCGCAATCCAATCATAAAGTATATCATTGATAATCTTTTCGCCAGCTCACTATCAGTTGATTGAAATAGCTTGATACCATCCCTCGCTTTATTTATCATACCTATTGGAGTATTCAACTCGTTTTTCAAATCGCTTTTCGTTGGCTGATTGGTTACTTGAGTTTCTGATTTCAAAGAATCCTTTCCATCCGTTTGCGATAGATTGATTGATGATATCAACTGCGATATTTGTTTTGCCATTTGATAATTTATAAAGGTTATTAATTGCTGTTACTTCTGTTTGATATGTCTTGTACTTGAAGTTGAATTGTGAATGCTTGAATTCTTTCCATTGATTCCACATTTCGCATAATGTAATATCAAATTTAGATTGTATTAATTCATTAATTCTAATTACATTTTCATTTACAATTACATTTTCCATATGACCATCATATGTTGTTGATATGACGGACATATCTTTTGGCATTTTGTTTTTCCTACGGCTTTCACTGTAAGCATTCCGTTTGATTGTTTCGTTTCTCAATCGTTCATTGTAATAACCATCAGCAGTCTTAATGAATTTTGAAATTAATTCTTCATCACCCTCGGCAAGAAATTTCATATCTCGCTCGGATAGTGTTCCCTTTTGATGCTGAAGACAAAGCATACGGATATACCTACCTAATTGCTCGTAGGACATCGTGAGTGTACCGGATATGAAATCCGATGAGTAGAATAAAAAAGCAGGATCTTTTCCCATTTTGATTTTGATTTTGATTATGATAAAATTAAAATTCTCTGTCCGGATAAATATCTTCCCAACCATCACAAGCATCTTTTGGAATATTCATAACATCATCGTCTCGTTTAACATCATCCCTTTCGTGTGATTCAATCATCCAATCTGAATCTGGGAATGTCTTTGCGTAATGTTCAAGCATTTCATCAGCTTCTTTTCTTTCAAGATATTCTGTGTGAATATGGAAGTAACCATCTCCATCACTTTGTAATAATTTGTATAACATTATTTAGATTTTGATTTTTTAAAAAATAGTAACGCAAGCATCATAGCAATTGATATAGAAACAAATGCCCATAGAATTTTCTACGAGCATCATTTCATTTTGGATTTTCTTAAGTTTTACCTTATCACCTTTCCTACCATATACAATTTTACTTGCGCTACCTATTATGTCATTTTTCAATAGTATCATTTCGCTATCGTAACTTTATATGAACTATTGGATGTCTTGTATGGCGGATATACCAATTTGATTTCACCCGTAAGTTTACAAGTTAGATTTTCACCGCAGCTCGGCAATGCTTTCAATAGTTTTTCTCTATCAGCTATTTGAACTTTCAGTGATTCAAGTTGCTGATTGAGCAGTTCCCATTCAGAATCACCGCAGTGTTCAAAGTGATATGATGTTCCCGTTTCTGCGAGTTCTATTTTTGTGCCTCGTGGTGATGTGTATATGCCTTTCTGATGTAATCCAACTTGACTACGGACATAATCAACGTATGCGGGATTAGTTTTAACTAACTTTATGAATGCTTCGGCATTCGCAATAGTTTCAACGATTCTTAATACATCATCGCCAGTCTCAATTAAATTATCAACAACTTGATTGGCTGCTACTTTGATTTGAGATTTAGTAAACTCGTGATTGATAGATTGTAACTCTTTCATTTTAATTTTGATTTAGATTTGTGAGGAATGTTTCTATTTCTTTATTTAACCTGAATTTTGATTTGACCAACTTTATATCGGCATCAGCACTTGACATAAATTTTACTACCTTATCAAATTCAGCTGTCCCTTTATTCAACCATTGCTTATCATCAGCTTTCTGTTGTACCTTTGATTGCGTTGGTGCTTTACTTCCGTGAGTTGCTAAATTAGCATCATCATCTTCTTCAAATGACAACATCAGCAAACTTTGAATACAGTACCTTCGCTGATAACTCACGATACTACCTTGTGATTGAGGTGTAACTTTCTCGGGCTTCATAAAGTAATCAGTAGCTATGTATTCGCCACTCTCACTATGAATCAGCATAGTTGTTAATCCATTATCACCGCAAGGCAACTGAACAATTACTAATCCACTTTCAATGAGTGGTTCTTTAATCGTGTCAAGAATGTTGTTTAGTGAAGCATAATGTGAATTAAAAAATGGATTGACAGCATCTTTACTGATTTTGTCAATCTTTACTTGGAACAGCAACAATGCTGTTGCTAACTTTTGAATTGATTCGCTTTGTCTCATTGTTTTTTTAATTTAATTTATCTGTTAATAATTGATTTACTAATACCCTTACATTTTCACGGCCTCCTAATCTATCAATCTCACTTTGATTTCTATAGATTGTGACTGGTACTTTCTTGTCACTGATTTTCTTTCTTCCGGCTTTTGCCTTTTCTTCAATTTGCTTTTCCATTTTTTTTTTTTTGATGATTAATATAATACTTCACAATTTACTATTTATTTTTTGTTTTGCGAAATGTTTTATAGATTGTCTAATTCATAATTATATGGATGCTCATATGGTTTGAAGATATGATTCATTACCATTCCATTCAAGAACAACATCATCACTCCGTGATTATTATGTATACTAATATGCCCATCAATAATATTCGCAGTCAAGTGCGTTATATCTAATAAACTCATTGTGATATAGTGATGTTGACTTGTAAAACTAATAGTGTTCGATAGTTCTGATTTCTGCATTCCATACTTCCATTGGTATTCTTGCGGAATGAAATCTAATAGTTCTTGATACTTTGGTGCTGTCTTGAATGTTAGTGTTCTAAATTTTCCTTTCATTTTGATTTGATTTTGATTGTTTATAAATTGCCTTCATCGGCATATGAATAATATGATTCTTCAGTGAGTATGATATGGTCATACAATTTGATATCCAATAACTCACCTCCCTCTTTGATTTTCTTTGTCAGTATATTATCAGCTTGACTCGGCTGTAAATTACCCGATGGATGATTGTGTGCTATTATGATACCACTCGCCGTAGTGCCTAATGCAATACTGAACACTACTTTAGGATCACAGACCGTACCACTTGTGCCTCCACTTGATATCTTGTAGTAAGCAATCGGCTTATTAGCACGATTAAGGCATAACAATATCATTTCTTCAGTCCAACCGAATGTGTCTTGACTGAATATGTTTTTTAAGATATCAACTGCGCACTTCGATGAAGTGATGTTAATCAATTCTGATTTCTTAATTGATTTGTTGTAGGTAACATTGATTTTGATTTGTGGAATATTCATATTTAATAATTAAAGGTTTGAGATATGATTACAACATCGTGTCTTACAAGTTCTTCTATAATCCAATCGTCATCATAATCGACTTGAACAACATTCGGTTCTAATCGTTTGAATGTGTTTTTATCAGCAAGATTTAGAATGTCATTCAATATTAATGCTTGTTTTTTTGGTATCGTTATTATTTTAGTATACATTGATTTTAGTTTAATAGATTAAGTAATAGATTATCTAATGCGTCACCGAGTAATGCTATAATAAGTATGATAGTGACAATGATTGTGTCTTTGGTAGATTGTTTCATTTGATTTGATTTACTTGATTAATTGATTAAGTTCTTTTTTGATTTCTCGTGCGACTTCACCTCGCCAGCTCGTTGCGTTGCATAAAAAATATGTAACGATAGATTTCGCTGAATCATCTCCATACTTTTCATTGATTGAATCAATGTCATACATAGCATCAAGATAAGGAAGAGCACCGAAATAGATTTTCTTCCAATCATTTCTGATTTCTTTTGCGATAACGTGAATCGGTCTTTGTTGTTTAGTCATTGTTTTTGATTTGTTGATTATAGATTTTGTTACATTGTTTACAGCCGATATGATTTACTTCTTCAATCTTTGCCCAATTCGTTGATAGCATTGGTACATCACATAAAGTTCTCCCCGTCCAACTGTCTGATAAAGCAATATGACATTCGTTGTTCCATACATTACCTTTGTTACCGAAGATGTAATACTTTTCTTTAAGATTCTTTGTGTTCATTTGATTTTGATTTTGATTTGATTAAATGAAAAGAGTGGAAGCATTCACTCCCACTCTTTAATGATTGATTGATTTGTTTACTTTTGTAATTCAAGGACATATATCTTGGATATCCTTTCGTATGACAATGGATAGTCGGCTTCATTAATGGTAAGGTATTTACGGACCTTATCAGTATCAGCATAGAAGTCGCCATCGTATAACATAAAGTTATTCCTTACAAATTCCAAGAATGATTCGTAGTGTTGATAATCTAAATAGCTTGACATTGATTTGAATTTAGCAGTTATCATTTGTTGTTTCATCTTCAGTTTCAAATAGACTGTCAATATCATCAAGAAAGGCATCCTCAAAAGTTGATACAGCATCTCTGTGGCTTTGACATCCAATTTCATAATCATCTAAGACAATGGTATTGTTGTATTCAATACCGAAGTTCGTATCTTGAACTTCAAGGAAGTCATTCCAATTCACATCATTAATGAATTCCCTTGATTTCTCACTGATGTATTCTTTCAACTTTTCTTTTGATAATCCTACTCCGGCTACTTCATCTCTTTGATAATCTGTATTCTGTTCAAGTTGAAATTGCTGATATTCACTAATCTGTGATACCAACATTTGAATTACATTTTTTACATCATCCTTTGTGAATAGACTACCATAGGATTGGTCAACTCCCGATTTGATTTCATCAGCGATTGATTGGAACTTTACTTGAAAGTCAGTTGCGATTGCTACATTGATTTGTTGATTCTTGTTCATTTTGATTTGATTTTGATTTTGATTAAAGTTGTTTATGATTGATTAGAATTTTGATGTTAATGTAATACGAGCTATTTCAAGAAAGAAATTGTTTTCACAATCTATATTGAATCTGTCATAATCTTTACACTTCGTTACCAGTGCTTCATAAGTATACGGAATCTTTTCAAAGATAGTTACGGGTATATACTTTTTTGTTTTCAGTGAAGCAAGATAATTGAATAGTGCTTTCACATTTCTAAAGCCATAATCAGTTACTCCATCTTCGGACAAGCGAACCACGAATACTCTTTTTGGTTTTTTTACTTTCGGTTCTTTTACTTTCGGTTCAACTTTTTTAGTTGGTACTTTTTTCGTTTCTGTTTTTTTCATTTCTGTTTTGTTTTGAGTTTTTGAAATTGTGTTTACTGCTGTTTTGATTTTTGATTCTTGTTTCATTTTGTTTTTTTTTATGATGATTAATATTTGCAATACGATTTAATTATTGTTTGCTTATGACATATCCCTCTTCTGTAAATACCAATGATACGTGTAGTGCCTACACATTGTGTATGGTCAGCTGCGTCTTTAACTTCTAATCTATACTTATCTAAACATTCGTCGTAATCATTGAAATCCCAATGACAAGTGACTTCTTTACTTGATTTGAATTTCGGCATCGTTAAGACAACTTGATAAGTTGATAATGTTTCCCTTTGTTTTTGAAATTTGATTTTCATTGTTTTGATTTTTGATTTTTATAAATAATTAAATGTCTTGATTTCCGCCTCCAATGTTTATATGACCGAAGTCAATAGATAAATTAACTGCGTGGATGATATCGTCAAAATTGTTTTGTAAATAGCAATCCATAATTAATTCCATCGCTTCTTCGGCGTCTGTTTTTAACCAAAGTAGGATTTCATTTTTTGCTTCTTGAATTTGTGAATCAGTTAATTGTGTTTGATTCAACATCGTTGGTCTTTGTAACTTTTTCATTTTGAATTTGTTTTTTTGTTTACCAATATCGGTAGCGGAATAAGAGGGAATCGAACCCTCATCGTGTATTTTTATTTCTCACTTACTCACCAGAGCATTCCGTTTTGTTAGTTGAGTCGGATAGTCCGAGGTTTCAACAACGACCCTCACATACCATAATTCCTAATTCATTTGAGCAATCGGAACCTTTGATTATTACCATCTTTACTTTCTAATGTTTCATCAGTATTTTTCAAATCGGTATAGTTATTTATTTTCTATCTGTGTAGTTTTATCAGTATAGCCGATTGAATTTGTAAAATGGATGTAGCCTACTTTATAATTTGATAATTGAAGTAGTGATAGCCATCAAGCGTAATCGCTGAGATATGTTACTTGTCTTTTTCAGGTTTGATATTTTCAACTTTCATAGTTCGTTTGTTTTTACTCAACTTATTGGAGCGTCACGATTTGTCTGTTTGAAAATTTCATTGACCAGTGTGAGAGCAAAGATTTTTTATGTTCCCGAATTTATACCTTAATATTTCATCAAGTGTGGATTCGTTGTCAAACCTTATTTCTGCTGTGAAAGAACTACGTTCAAATTACATCATATATATACATCAGCAAAATAAAAAATAAATTGTTAAATATAATGTGGAATGCAGTCAAGTGCAACCCGACTTTGCTCCGATTATAACATATAATTATATATTATTATAACTACTCAAAAAAGACCATTTTTAGCTAAAAAAGTTAGCTAAAATTCAACTAAAATTATTAGTTTTTGCTGCCCTGTTCGTGATAAAAATGACTGATAAATGAGTGAAAAAATATGAGTAACGGAAACGAAGAACGCTTTGGGAAAGAAAATGTATGTATAAAAAAAGCGAATGTAGAAACATTCGCCGTGTGAGACAAAGAACAAATCTAAATCAAATATTATTTTCTTCAGAAAAATACAATTCGGTTTCATCAATTCTACGATTGGTCAAGCCAACAACTTTAGATAACTTTCCTTTGATTCTCGCTTTGTTCCATCTTAAGAATTCATCTTTAATCTGTGGATTGTGTGAATCAATCTTAATAATCTTAAATAGTGTACTGCGCTTGAATGACGTTATGCCTACGTTGTATACAAATGAAACAATAGAATCAAACTGATTTTGATTCATATTCAAATCTAAACTCTTTATATCAAGTGCTTTTTTATTCACTTCTAATTTCAATAATTCTTCAGCTTCTTTCTGTGAAATCACTTGACCTTGTTTCACTCGTTCTCCATCCTTCCATCTAATACTTCCATACCCGATGGTCCATACTCCTGCGACACATTTGTAGGATTCTAATTTACATCCTTCCCACTTCTTAATTAATTCTATAC